GCCGGCAACGCTTCGAGACGGAAGGCTTATCTCCTGACGAAGCATGGGAGCTCGCAGACAAACTCTGGGAGCGAGACAAAGACGGTACCGATGACCGGCGTTTGTGTTTCGAGTGTCAAAACTACAACGACAACAGGAAGACCTGTTCAAAGATTGTTGACCACAAGCGCCAACCACAAACCCCACTGCGATTCATCTTGCAACGCTGTGAGTGGTTCAAACTGAGGGAGACAAAACATGGTGTCCGATGACTTCGCCTACTGGCTGTCTGTTCAAGGAAAGCCCGGCATATTGCCCAACCAAATCAAGACCGTCAAAGACATCTTAAACCGCATGCCTGAGGCTGATCTGATCAGCATCATGTACCACGGCGCAGATGATCTGGCCTCCAAGGCTCTCAACGAGCTCAAGCGCCGATTCGAGGACGAGCTCAACGCATTGGAAGAGATGCATCAACACATGGTCAACAGTGAAAGGTCAGTACATGAGAGTGATTGGAATTGATCCCGGCGCATCGGGCGCGATTGTTCTGCTTGAGGATGGCGAGCCCATCGAATGGCTGTTGATGCCCACCATGAAGGTTGGCTCGACCACCAAGGTGAACGCGGCTTCACTGGCCCGATTCATCTTCGATTCAGGCGCCCTCAAGGTGTATGTCGAATTCGTGCATTCAATGCCAAAGCAAGGCGTGAGCTCGTCGTTCAACTTTGGGCACTCCTGCGGCGTCATAGAGGGCATTCTGGGCGCGGTCATGACGCCCTATGAACTGGTGACACCACAGAAGTGGAAAAAGGCCGCAGGGCTCATTGGAAGCGACAAAGACGCGGCGCGCGTGAAGGCCATTCAGATGTGGCCCAAGTGGCAATGCTTGGACAAGAAAGGCCAAGGCCAAGCACTGGCTGACGCGGCACTGATTGCGAGGTTTGGGGTATGAGTAGCAAAGCACCACCAAAAGAAACTTGCCTGCAGATGGCAAAGTTCTATTCCGACTCACGCAATCCAATGGCGCAAAAGTTGATGTGGGATTGGCTGATTTGTTGGGGCTTTTATGAACACTGGGTAGAGGAGTATTGGAATGAACCAAAAGGACATTAACGACGCGGTGGACTACCTCTACACGCATGGTCGCAAATACGCCGAGGCCAAGGCTCACCGCACCTACTTGGAAGAGTACCGCAAGAGCCAAAAAGCCATGCTGATGAAGGCCGCATTGTCGCGCGGCATCAAGACCGTGGCGGCGGCAGAGATCGAAGCCTATGCAGACCCATCGTATGTGGAACTGCTCAAGGGCCTAGAGGGGGCCGTGGAGGCCGAAGAGACACTCAGATGGGGATTGGTATCAGCGCAGGCTCGAATCGAGGTTTGGCGCTCAACTGAAGCCTCCAACAGGGTGATGGATAAATCAGTAATGTGAAGGAGAAAACATGAAGCACTTAAAAGAAACCGAAGTCTGGCAAAAAGAGAAGCTTGCGCGCGACCACCGGCTCGCCGTCATGATGATGATTCGTCAGCAGATCGACATGGTTGGTCAACTCATGGAGCGGCACAAAGAGCTTGTGAAGGCGCCTTTGTCCTACAACATGTGTGTTGGCCTGCTTGAGCAATTGCAGGGGCATTCGTTCGCGGCATTCAACGAAACCGGCGCCGCCGCACCTTACACACCCGACGGCAACTCAACTCCTTATTTCAAATTCCCGAATGAGATCGTTGGCCTATGAACGGCAGTTACGACACGCTTGAAAAGAAGTGGGTGGGGCTCGTCAAAGAACAGCCCTGCTCAGTCTGTGGACAGCCGGGGCCCAGTGATGCACACCACATCGAGCAAGGTGAGCACTTTACGGTGGTGGCCCTCTGCAAGTCCTGCCACCAAGGCTCGAACATGGGATGGCATGGGAACAAGCGCGCGTGGGCTATTGCCAAGATGGATCAGCTCGATGCCCTGAATGTGACCATCCGGCATGTGTTTAAGTTCCTGACTACTAATTAAATTAGTAGCGTAAAAGCAACATTAGGGTTTTCCTTAGAAAATATTTTTAAAAAGTGCTTGCAAGACTCTAACTTAGAGTTATACTTCTCATCACTGCACTGTCGCAGGTTTAATCAAGGAGATCGAAATGATCACAGAAGTTCAAGCAAACATTCAAGCCCTCGCAACTGTCGAGTCTCTCGTATCTGACATCGATGCACTCTTTGTGCTCGACCAACAAGCCAAAGCTCTGGCAGAACAAGTCAAGGCCATGAAAGAGGCCATCGCCAACAAGTACGGCGAAGGCAAACACCAAGGTGAGTTGCACAGCGTTGACATCAAGCTCGTGCAAGTTAAGGGCACCGTTGATTACGGCAAGCTCTGCGTCTCCTACGGCATCCAAGATGATGTGCTCGACACCTTCCGCAAAGAAGGCCGCGCCGACATCCGAGTAACCCCAGTCAAATAATCAACGGGGCCTCGGCCCCTTAGGAGATCACCATGAGCGTAACAATCGAAAACAAAGACACCTCCATCAAGATCGTCGAGTCTGACCGCAAGATCATGGTCAGCGACTTTGACGACGGTTCACACATGTCTATCTTCTTCCCCGGCGGTCACGCATCAGTGGCTATGTCCCGCGAAGAAACCGAAGCCCTCATCGAGGCCCTGCAACGCGCAATTTCCAAGGAGTAAATCATGAACTACGCAAATCACTACGGTTGGTCAGATGTCAATCCCTACGAGGTCGTGAAGAAGGTCAGCGACAGGACTCTTGAAGTGCGAGAGATGGATGCAGAGAAGGACGAGAGCGTCAAGACCACCTTCGTGCCCGGCGGCTTCAGCGCGGTGAGCGACAACGCGCAGGCATGGCACATCAAGAGCAATCCTCAGAACCCAATCATCCGCATTCGCCTGCATAAGTCGGGCACATGGAAGGACAAGCATGGGCGCCGGTTTGGGCTATCGAATTCACCACAGAAGTTTTACGATTACAACTTTTGATATGACACTCCAAGACCTTCAATTGATCTTGGAAGTCCTCACCAGTGACTGGACACACGCAGACACTGGTGCGGCAATCCAAGCTGTGAAAACGGAGATCGCCAAGATGTCGCGCAAGAAGCGCAAGTCACTCGGCGAGCTCCCACCACATCAACGCCATAGTGACACGAGCATCGCCTCGGCCCTGAAGGCATCTGAGAAGTTCAGTGATGTGCGACGCTCGGTGTTGGTGGCTATCGCAAAGCGGCCTATCACCGACGAAGAAGGTCAGCAGGCCCTCAACATGCCGGGCAACTCATACCGGCCTTGTAGGGTCACTCTGATGGACGCAGGACTGGTTGAAGATTCAGGCCACCGGCGTCAAACTGTCTCCAAGCGTAAAGCAGTCGTTTGGAGGATCACACCCGAAGGGCTCAGTCATCTGGGCATCAACACAAAGGAGGTAGCATGAATCAAGATAACGAACATGTCTGGACACCAACAGGCACCGACATCACCGTGAGGTGGCGCCAGATGGGTTGGGTGCCTGCAAGTGAGTTGCCTGAGTTTCAAGCCAAATGGAAGTTCTATCAGGGACTTCCATTGCGTAAGCTCGACGACAAGGCCAAGGCCGAGTACGAGTTGGTGATGAAGCGCGCGAAGGTGGCACGAATTAAATGATCACGACCATCCTAAATTTTCTTTTGATTGCCGGCCTTACCATCGTGGTAATTATTTTGGTGGCGCTTGGCATGTTGTGGTGGTTACAAAAAAACGAGAGGTATTAAATGGAAAAGAAAGAATTGAGCCCATTGGCTCGCCAATTGTTGGGAAACGCAGGAACCATGAAGTTCTTCACTCAAATTGAATTCGACGAGGCTTTGGTGCTTGCCAAGGCTGAGATCATGCAGGTGGCAATTGAGACGACCAAGCAGGCCATCTTCATCGAGCGCCAAGCCTGCGCAGACATCGCCAAAGAGGCAGGCCAAGATGAGATCGCCGAGAAGATTCGCAATCGCATCCCTAGCCAAATGGTGCAGTGATGAGTATCGAAAAAGACATCGAAAAGGTCGGGGAGCTTCTGAAAAGGGTTGACCCGCTCATTCAACGGTACTTCCACCAGATCATGGATAAGCATGGACACGATGTATGCCTGTCTGTGGCGGCAAATATCAGCACCACCCTCATGACCCTATCCATCCTCATCGTGGAGCGCCGTGGGGGCGAAATAGACCCCTTCATGCACATCATGATGAAGGAGGTCAAACACAAGTTCGACAATGCCCATGCATCGCAGGCAACGCAGGACTTGCTCGACAAGGTCATGAATCTGGGCCAGTTTGGCGACTGGAACACCTGCAGGCCACCGCCGACCAAACATTAGGGAAAGTACCTACAAAAATAAATGTTGACGACACAATCTAACTTTGTGTTAGAATTCTAATCACTGCAACGAAGCAGGTTCAAACAAGGAGTTAGATATGTCATACATCGCAGAAATTGAAAGCCGTGTCGCAGGCATCCCATGCATCATTGGCGTGACCCACTACGAGTGCGTGAAGGGCTCTTACAGCTACCACGCCGCCAGTGACTGGGACTACCATGGCTACACCGAGTGTGAGTTCGAAGTGCTTGACCGTCGTGGTCGCAAAGCCGCATGGCTTGAGCGCAAGCTTGACGACAAGATGACCCAAGAGATTGAGTCAGAGATTGCTGAATATTTCAACTAAGGAGAATGACATGGAAGACTTCAAACCAATGATCAAGATGTCCACCAACAAAGTGGTAGAAATTGCCCTCGACACCGCAGGCAAGGCCACAAGCATAATGGCCTACTGCGACTACATCGCCAACAGCATCAAGCATGCCCTGCCAGTGACTGGCGTGGCTACAAGCACAGTAAAGTCTGACCTTCACCCAGAGGGCGGCTACCTGCTCACCACCAAGAAAACCATCGAGGCAGAATACCTTGGCAAGAAATACAAAATCACTGTGGAGGAAGCGTAAGATCATGAACTACCAACAGCAAGAGGAATCCCTCCTCGACAAAATCATCATCGGCACCCTCTTCGTGGCATTCATCGTTGGCATGGCCTTCATGCCTGATCTGGTGCCCGTACAGCATGAGGCCAAGTACGATTGCCGCATTGCAGAGATTTCCCCTGACTTCCCTAAAGCAGTGCGTGAAGCCTGCAGAAAGCAAAACAATGGCAACTAAGACCGTCGCAAAGAAAGTCCCGGCAAAGAAGGCGCCGGCAAAGAAAACCACCGCGATCTCAAAGGAGCCCACCTTCGGCATGCCTCAAGAGGTCAAGGACTGGATTGAGCGAGCTCACAGCATCATGAACCACCAGAGAGGCGAGATCGAGCGCCTGAAGGAGGAGAACAAGGAGCTCAAGGCGTACAAGTCGTGGGCATCAAGCCGCCTGACTCGGAGTGAGCACCATGACTGAGCCCTTGGATAAGTATCCATGGGGTGATGAGGTGGAAGAAGCCTTTATCGTGCCAACCGAACTTAAGATCAACCTCAAGCAGAATTACAACATTATTTTTCATAATGTCATTGATGGCATGAATGCCAAAGTGGTTGGGCGGCTCGACTTCAACGGCCCGGAGCTCAAGTTTGAGGGCGACATGGAAGAGAGCGCCAAATCCTTCATGATGTGGATCGCGCAGGCATTCTCTGGGCGACTAAAGGAAGAGCGCAACAAAGAGCGCAAAGAGCTCGAAGAGGAGCTGTTGAAACTTAAGAACGGCATCGCCGCCAACAGTGACTACATCCAAGGTCGATGGGACTTGATCGGACAGTTCCAAGACATCATCCGGGCGCGCATAGAGGGCTGACATGTCAAAACCAGTTGCTTACCACTACTACATCGACGACGACGAAGAGCACCCAGTGCTGACCGAAACCCGCAAAGACTGGCATGAGCGGTATCCCTACTGGAACGAGAAACCCCTGTACGATCATCCAAGAGAGTGGAAAGACCTCAAGCACAAGGAGATCGCAGAAATCCTGTGTGATGACAGATGGCAGGGAAGGCCAGAGCTCATGCTCCTGCGCATGCAGGAAATGCTCAAAGAGAGGAATTCATGAGCATAGAAGCAATGAAACAGGCGCTGGAGGCGTTTGAAGACATCGCAAGTTGGTACGACCACGACAGAAGTGTTGGATCGCTAGCAAATAGTATGTACGAAGCAAAATGTTTTGCGACAGTACAGGCCACATCCCTACGCCAAGCCATAGAGCAAGCAGAGAAGCAAGAGCCTGTGGCGTGGCGAGTTTCGTATCCAAACGAACCTGAATTTGGTTTCTGGTTTGCAGAAAGTATTGGTGGAGAAGGTTGTTTGAATGAACCCCTCTACACCACACCACAACCACAGCGTGAATGGATTGGGCTGACGGATGAGGAGGCCAATCAGCTTTGGGAAAGCACGGATTCAGACTGGGAATTGATGAAGCGAACCGAAGCCAAGCTGAAGATTAAGAACGGATTCTGAAGATTGCAGTTGCCCTGCCCACGAGGGGCAATTTTGGGAAGGTGTAAAAGCCTTCCCTTTTTTTTGGCCTATTTACGCAAAAACGAACTAAGAGTTACACTTATGCCTATGCGCTGAAAAGATTGCGCGCCAAAAAGGAAGAGTATGACGACCAAGACAAAGAACAAGGTGGGAGCTCCATCCACATACAGTGAAGAGATAGCCAACAAGATATGCCAGAGGCTATCTATGGGGGAGTCTCTGAGACGGATATGCATGGAGGAGGGATATCCTGTGCAGTCCACAGTGTACGAATGGTTGTTGCGCCACAAGGAGTTTGCGGAGAACTACACACGCGCGCGGGAGGAGCAGGCTGACACCCACGCTGACGAAATCGTCGCCATCGCTGACGAAAAGCCTGAGATGCTTGAGATCAAGGACAAGGACGGCAATGTCATCGACCTGAAGATCGACTCCGGCTATGTGGCCTACCAGAAGCAACGCATTGAGGCCCGGAAGTGGACAGCCATGAAGCTCAAGCCCAAGAAGTATGGTGACCGCACAATTCACTCAGGAGACGACGAGAGCCCAGTGGTGCATGAACACAACCTCGGCGTGTTTGGCGAGCTCTTGAAGGCCATCAAGATGCAAAGGCAAGCAGAATGATTAAGTACACACCTGAGGGCCGCATAGCCCGTGTTGGCCTCAATATCACGCTTGGCACATGGCGCAAGCCCTATGTGACCTTCCGGTGGGTCTGGTATCACACTCACACCCACATGCTCATCTCTTGGCGTTTTCGCATTCGCCTGTACCTCTGGCCCGTATTCATGTGGGGCAAGGACTCGACCAATGTGATCGAGAGTTGGCTATTTGATCGTGACCTGATTGTGGTCAACAGAGAGATTCTGGAAGACCTCCACGCCATCGAGGACGCCCAGAAGCGCACCAATGAACCCTACGCCATCATCAAGCCCGTATGAGTGTTGTAGACCTTATCCTTGACGACGAAGACACCCTCAAAGAGGATTACGCCCAACGGACGAATATTGCCCAGACGGTGATCAATTGGCGCATGAAGTGGATGAAGGGCGCCCACAAGCACCAGATTGAGCCTGCAGGCGAATGGTGGAACATCTGGCTCATGCTCGCAGGCCGTGGAGCCGGCAAGACCCGCGCCGCCACTGAGACGCTACTTGAGTGGGCATGGGATATGCCCGGCAGTCGATGGCTCGTCTCCGCGCCCACATCAGGCGACATCCGTGGCACCTGCTTCGAAGGTGACTCTGGCCTGCTCAATGTGTGCCCACCTTCCCTGATCGAGGACTACAACAAAGCCCTGCACGAGCTCAGGCTCATCAATGGCTCATTCATCAAGGGCATCCCGGCATCGGAGCCGGAGCGTTTCCGTGGTGGTCAGTGGCATGGCGCATGGCTCGATGAGCTCGCCGCCTACGATGACCTGCAGGCCGCATGGGATCAGATTCAATTCGCGGTGCGTCTGGGCCAACGAACCCGCATCATCGCCACCACGACGCCCAAGCCCAAACCCCTGATCATGGAGCTCTTGAGCCGTGAGAACGACGATGTGGTGATCACCAAGGCATCGACCTACATCAACAAGGACAACCTTGCGCCCTCCTTCCAGAAGCAGATTTTGCAGTACGAGGGCACCAACCTCGGCAGGCAGGAGATTCACGCTGAGATCATTGACCCTGAGGAAGGCGGCATCGTTCGCCGTGAGTGGTTTAGGCTCTGGCCCAAAGACAAGCCCTTCCCCAAGTTCGAGTACATCATCCAGTCGGTGGACTGCGCTACCTCGGACAAAACCCACAACGACCCCACGGGCCACATGACCCTTGGCGTCTATCGCCCAGAGGACGGAGCCATGTCGGTGCTTATCATCGACTGTTGGCAAGAGCACCTGCAGTACCCTGACCTGCGCCCCAAGATCATGAGCGAGTTCGAGGTGGTCTACGGTGAAGGCAAGACCCGCAAGCTCGTTGACCTGATCCTGATCGAAGACAAGAGCGCAGGCATCTCCCTGATCCAAGACTTACAGCGCGCCCACCTGCCGGTCATGCCCTACAACCCCGGACGGGCCGACAAGATACAGCGCCTGTCCATCGTCGCCAACATCATCAAGGCAGGGCGCGTCTGGGTGCCTGAGAGCTCCAAGACCCCCGGCTTCGTGCGTGACTGGGCCGAGGGCATGGTGTCACAAATCTGTTCATTCCCTGAGGGCACAATCCATGATGAGTTCGTGGACTGCATCAGTCAGGCCCTGCGGTACTTGAGGGACGCCGGGTGGATCAGCATTGATCCCGGCCCCCGTGAGGAGCTCGAACCCGATGACATCAGTGACGCAGAGATTTACAACATGAAGGGGCGTCAAAACCCTTATTCGCAATGACCACTACTAATTTAATTAGTAAGGGTTTCTACCTACTAATTTAATTAGTATCAACCAGAGAGGAGACAGCATGGCAGATGAAGACTACTTGTACTATGAACAACGAGATGGCACCTACAAACGCGTCATGCACCTCGATGGAGTGCGCACCACGGTCTGCGAAAACCGGTTCGAGATCAGCGTCCAAGACCGCACAGAAATCTGGGAGCAACTCGCCGTCCAACAACTGCGTGAGTGGATCAAGTGGCGCAAAGAGCAAGAGGAGTTGCGAGAGTCTCGGAGTCTGTCAGGGGGACAACCGGTGCCCCAATTGCCGGTGGACGGCAAGCAATCCGCATAGGATAATTGATAGAAAATCATCGGAGGAATAATGGACACCCCATCACTAGCGCAGATGCGCGTCAATCTGGCACAGCACAGAAACCCCGACCTCATGGACAGCATCGGCGTGAATGAAGCTCTGGACATGGAGCCCAAGATGTTCGTCAACCCCAACCCCAAAGCAATTGGTGGCATCCCATCAATCGGTGGCGTAGCGACCAACAAAGGCATGCCAATCGGTGGCGTGGACACCAACTCCCAACAGCCCGGTCAACAACTCAATCCAATCCCTGCACCTGTGCCCGGTCAACCTCAGCCCGGTCAGCCCGGTGCTCCCGGTGCGACGCCCGGCACTCCTCCTGCTCCCGGTGGCGCGCCCACTGGCCCAAGCGGTGGAGCTCCTGCACAGATGGGCAACATGCTTCAAATGACGCCTCAAGGCCAAGCTCTGGCGGCTATGGCCCCACCTCCTGCACCTGCCACTGGAGCCGCGCCCGGCATGGCCTCAGGTGGTGCAATGCGACTTGAGCTCCTGAAGAAGAAAGCCCGTGATGCTTTTCCTCACATGGGTGATGGTGGTCAGCCACCAAAGCGCCGTGTATTCAATATCATGCCTGCGACTCAAGGTGCAGTGAAGACCCCCAATGGCTTCACACCCTATGACGCCGGTAGCCCAAGCATCGCCAGTCTGGCTCGCGCCTTCGATGAGGCGATTGCTCATCACTTGGCACTGCCTGCACATCACCGCATGATGAACAGCGTGAGAGCCGCTGAGATGGTGTCCAACCATGTAGGCCGCACAAGCGACAACAAGCCCAAGGACTTGCTTGGCAAGAACGCCAAGCTCATCAAGTCTGAGAAGGGCGGCGAGGAGGCCATCAAGCTTCCCGATGGGCGCGGTGTCGAGACGACTGGTCTGGCATTGGCTCCTGCGTTTGGTCAAGGCAAGTTCAACACCTGCCCCAACTCAGCATCGTGTAAGGAAGAGTGCTTAGGCAAGACCTCAGGCAACTACTTCAAACTGGGTGGCGGTACCAACCTTGAAGAGTTTAAGGGCCCACGCCTGAACAGTCTCAACAAGACCTTGGCGATGATCAACGACCCTCACTCGTTTGCTGTCAAGCTGTACGATGAGATTCAGGACGCCAAAGCGATTGCGGCACAGAACAACAACCACTTAGGTGTGCGCCTCAATGTGCTGTCGGACATCAATCCACGAGTCCACAAGGCCATCATCAACGGTCACCCTGATGTGACCTTCTATGACTACACCAAGAACAACACCAACCCCATCGCGCCCAACCACCACTACACTTACTCAAGCACTGGTGTGAGCGATCAAGATGTCCACAATCCACACAGCAACTGGAAGCAGATGCGCCGTCGGTTGGAGGGTGGCGACAATGTGGCGATGGCCTTCACACACAATGAGCATCTGCCCCACCAGATCGTTGATCATGAGACTGGCAAAGTGTTCAAGGTCATCAACGGTGACAGCCATGACTTCCGACCACTGGACATTCAGCCTGAGGGCGAGCATGGCGTGATCGTGGGCCTTAAGAACAAGAAGGCCATCGGTGAGAAAGGCAACGCTCACATTGACTCTAACGGATTCTTTGTGAAGTACGATCCACAGTTGATGAAGAAAGAAGACGGCAGGTATGCCCGTGTGCCGACCACTGAGATATCGGCAAAGACTGGCAAGCCTAAGTTGGGTGAGACAATACCGCAGAACAGAACGGTGCATATCCAACCACAAGAGCCTGCGCCTAGAGAAAAATCAAATGACGAAGGATGGGAAGTATGAGCAAGAAGAAACTAGACTCACATCATTTTTATGCCCAGTTCCATGGACTGGAGCACCACAATGACCCTGAAGACCATGTCAAGCACAAGCATCACTTGCACAGCCCTGATGCGCATAAGGCACACAAAGGCTTAAATTTAAAAAGTCTTGCACGAGCCAAGCACAAGCACTCAGGCAATAAAGGATAATCATGGCTGAAAAAGACGACGACCTAAACATTCAAGAGCAAGAAGACGGCTCCGCTGTGATGGACATGCCTGCATTCGACACTGACGAATTGCCAGACGGTTCAGCCATTGTTGACATTGACGATGGCCCAGAATTCAACCCAGAGTTCTATGACAACCTAGCAGACTCTGTTGATCCCGGTGTTTTGTCGGACATCGTCTTCAATTACTTAGACTTACTTGAGAGCGATAAGCAGGCACGAGAACTGCGCGACAAACAATATGAAGAGGGTATTAAACGGACTGGTATGGGCAATGATGCCCCCGGAGGTGCAACCTTTATGGGAGCCTCTAAGGTCGTGCATCCTGCCATGGCTGAGGGTTGCGTTGACTTTGCCGCTCGCGCAATCAAAGAGCTCTTTCCACCAGATGGCCCGGTCAAGTCGAAGATCATTGGTAAGGTTGACGATCTCAAGACGGCGGTGGCAGATCGCAAGGTCGAGTACCTCAACTGGCAGATCACTGAGCAGATCGAAGAGTTCCGCGACGAACAAGAACAACTGCTGACCCAACTGCCACTCGGCGGCTCACAGTACATGAAACTGTGGTACGACGAAGACAAGAAGCGTCCATGCATCGAGTTCCTGCCGATTGACCGTGTGATCCTGCCCTTTGCGGCAACCAACTTTTACACGGCACAGCGCGCCGCTGAGATTCACGAGATCACCCAATTCGAGTTCGAGCGCCGCATCAAGTCGGGCATGTACCGCGACATCAACTATGTGCAGGCATCCGGCACGATTGATGAAGGCAAGGTAGCCAAGGCCAACAACAAGATTGAAGGCAAGCAGTTCGAAGAGAACAAGGACGGCATTCGCACCGTCTATCACATCTACACATGGCTTGAGCTCGAAGAAGACAAGCACAGCAAGGGCAAAAACGCGCCTTACATCTTGATGATTGATGTGCTCGACAACGAGGTCGTTGGTTTGTACCGCAACTGGGAGGAAGCAGATGAGACGCTCACCAAACTTGACTGGGTCGTGGAGTTCAAATTCATTCCATGGCGCGGTGCTTACGCTATTGGCCTACCTCATCTCATTGGCGGTCTGTCTGCCGCTCTTACTGGCTCTCTCCGCGCTCTACTGGACAGTGCTCACATTAACAACGCCGCTACTATGCTTAAGCTCAAGGGCGCGAAGATTAGTGGGCAGTCTCAGCAGGTCGATGTAACCCAGATCATTGAGATTGAAGGCGCGCCCGGTGTGCAAGACATCCGGCAGATCGCTATGCCGATGCCCTTCAACCCACCAAGCGATGTGCTCTTCCAACTGCTTGGCTTCTTGGACAAAGCCACGAGTTCTGTGGTCACGACGGCTGAAGAGAAGATTGCCGATGTGAATGCACAGTCGCCTGTGGGCACCACGCAAGCATTGATCGAGCAAGGCTCTCAAGTCTACTCATCAATCCATGCGCGCCTGCATGCATCACAAGCTCGTGTGTTGAAGATTCTGTGCCGCCTGAACCGTTGGTACTTTGACGACATGCAAAAAGCAGACATCGTGTCTGACCTTGAGATCACGCGCGAAGACTTCTCCAAGAACACCGATGTACAGCCGGTGTCTGATCCCAACATTTTTTCTGAGACTCAGCGCATGGCGCAGTCTCAGGCAGTGTTGCAGTTGGCACAGCAGTTCCCTGATCAGTTCAAGATTGGGCCAGTGATTGCTCGCATGCTCAAGCAAATGAAAGTGCCCAACATCAACGACATCATGAATGATGTGCCTGCACCTGAGCAACGCACCTCAGCAGATGAGAATGCGGCAATGCTCGTGGGCCAGTCAGCCTATGCGTACATCCAACAAGATCACATTGCTCACATTCAAGACCACTTGCAGTTTGCTATGAATCCGTTCTTGGGCCAAAACCCATTTGCAGACCCGGCATACCTCAACAACTTGATCGAGCATTTGAAACAGCACATGACCTTGTGGTACTTGAACCGCTCGAATGGCTATGTGCAAGAGATGACCGGCAAGCCAATTGACGACTACGATAATCCGAACCTCACACCGACCATCGACAAGGTCTTCACGACCATTGGCGCCCATGTGATGTTGGATGTCAATGATGTGTTTGGTGACTTGATGCCGTCGTTCCAGAAGATCATTCAAATGGCTCAAGAGCGCAGTCAACCCAAGCCACCTCCAATACCACCTGATGCACAAGTGGTACAGCAGACAAGCATGGCTGAGACACAGCGCAAGACCCAGAAAGATCAGCAAGACGCTCAACTGGCTCAGGCTCGTTTGGCTCTGGATCAACAAAAAGCTCAGATGGACAATCAGACTAAGATTGCCATTGAGAACGCCAAGATGACGCATGAGACGATTCGACAAGCGGCTCAAGCTCAAGCACAGGTACCTCAAATGCCTGTGACACCACCGGCCCCACAAGGGCCACAACCTCAACCACAAGGAGCTCCAAATGGCAACATCTGATTACGAACAGAGAACCATTGATGTGCCGCAACACAAGCGTATCGCTCAAGGCGAAAAACTTGACGGCACTTCAATGCAACCTAAGGGTGGAAGTCAATCTTCCTCTGAAGGTAAAAAATCTGGCGGTCTGGCACATGCTGTGACCAAAAAGAATAAATGATTGAGCAACTGATCCATAGGATCAAATTACGACAAGACGAGTTGAAGGTGGCTCTATCCGTAGGGGCGCCAATCAATTGGGAGTCGTACCAACGATTAGTCGGTGAGCATCAAGGGTTGCAAGCAACCTTAGACATTATTGACAACATCTTGGAAGAAGAAGAAGGCAAACTTTAACCAATGCGCTGATTAAGCGCGCTTATGCACCTGAAATATGGTGATGGAGATTTAAAAATGAGTGACATTAAAGACATCCCTACCATCGAGGGACAATCAGGAGCGCCTAACGCCGAAGAAATGGCATGGGCGTTCCCTGATGTACCGGCAGGACAAGCTCCTTACGGTGGTCGTGTGATTGTGCAACTGCGTCGAATCAAAAAGAAGGCAGGCCGCATCATCATCGTCGATGAAACCAAAGAAAACGAAAAGTGGAACAACATGATCGGCAAGGTCGTGGCAATTGGGCCGCTTGCTTTCAAGAACAGGGACACCATGCAACCATGGCCTGAGGGCTCATGGGCTGAGATTGGTGACTTTGTACGGGTTCCAAAGTGGGGTGGTGATCGTTGGGAGCGCAATGTCCCATCGGAAGCCGACCAAGAGTTTCAAGAACCCGTGTTATTCATGACGATTAACGACCACGAACTGATTGCTAAGGTCACTGATGACCCGCTTTCGTTCAAAGCCTATGTGTAAGGAGAAAAAACATGGCAGAAGCTAAAGAGAATATCGAAGTTGAAGAGCTAAATGACGGCTCTGCAACCGTCGAAGTGCCTGAAAAAATGCTCGAACCTGAAGTTGTTGAAGAACAAAACGGGTTTGATCGTGCAAAAGAGGCCAATGACGCGGATGCAGACAACCCAAATGACAGCGCAGAGGTGCGTGACGCAAAACGCAACCGTCGCCGGGCAAAAAAAGACCTGATTCGCAAGACAAATCAGGAAAAAGATGTCCGTCTTCAACAATTACAGCGTGAAAACGAGGAATTCAAGCGCCGCTTGAACCAGTTAGAGCGCAATACCAAGGCCGAACAGGTCGTCAAGATCGATAAAGCGGCTGACGACGCGATGACGCGCCTTGAATACGCCAAAATGAAGATCGCAGAGGCCACACAGGCCGGCGATGGACAGGCTATGGTGGCGGCTCAGACGCTGATGATGAATGCTCAAGAGGAAGTCAAGCATTTGCGTCAGTTGAAGAACCAAGCAGAGCGCAATTTGAAGCAACCCAATGACGCGCCCCCTGCAAACCCACAAGTTCAGCGCCTTGCAAAGGACTGGATGAACAAGAACCGTTGGTACAACCCTGCCAACAATGACTCTGACAGCAAGATTGCCAAAAAGGTCGATGAGATCATGGCAAATCAAGGTTGGAATCCGGCTGATCCCGAATATTGGGAAGAATTTGATAGCCGTTTGCAAAAAGAATTGCCTCATAGGTACAATGGAAACAATGACGACGGAAATCGTAATGTCAGACGACCAAGGAATGTTGTGACTAGCTCAGGACGAGAAGCATCAGCGGCATATGGGGGCTCTAACCGCTCCCAATTTGTACTTTCACCTGAAAGGGTGAGAGCTATGAAGGACGCGGGTGCTTGGGACAACCCTGAGCGAAAAGCTCGCATGATCAAAAACTTTATTGCGTTTGATCGCGCAAACCGTAACAACTAATCTAAGGGGAAAACATTATGGAATCTAGACTCAAAAAATCTTTGAACGCTAACGGACGCCAAGACCGTGAAAACGGGGAAGCAGGACGCGTAGCGCCTCAAGAAAAGTTCGCTTCGACACAGGAACGCCGAAAGATGTGGAGTGAGGAGTGGACGCAATCAGCATTGCCTAAGTTACCCGAAATGGACGGGTGGCACCTTTGCTGGCTTTCAACAACCAACAGCTATGACAGCATTGATAAGCGAATTCGCCTCGGCTATGTACCCGTTAAGTCGGAAGAGTTGCCCGGTTATGAAGATTATCGAGTGAAGTCAGGTGAGCATGTTGGCTACATATCATGCAACGAAATGTTGCTGTTCAAGCTTCCTATGGAGCTCTTCCAAGAGGTCATGACCCTCATGCATCACGACAAACCTCGTGAAGAAGCAGAGAAAGTCAAGATTCAAATGGAAAGCCTGCAGGGGCGTGACAGCTCAGGTCGTCCATTGGTACAAGTTGAAGGCGAAGGTATGGGCTCTTTTGATCAGCAACCAAACAAAATGCCCGTCTTTTCGGGTTAACTTCTTAGGAGAAACATATGTCTAGTACATCAGCTCCATTTGGTTTGCGCCCTGCGTTCCACCCTTCTGGTCTGGATCGCGCCCAAGCGCTTGCTAATGGAATTACCTCTGGCTATTCAAACAACATTTTGAAAGGCCAACCTGTTGCTTATTCAGCATCAGCCGGTGTCATCATCCCCTTGACAACCAACCCTGCTTCCGGCTCTGCCGTGGCTTGGTCTGGCGCCTTTGCAGGCGTTGAGTGGACTGATACAACTGGTCGCCGTCGTATCTCTAACTATTGGCCTGCAAGCACCGCGTACACCACCGGTTCCTGCGTTGCTTATTTCTACAACGACCAAAACATCGTGTACGAAATCCAAGCTGACGGCTCAATGGCTCAGACTACCATCGGTAACGAGTACAACTTCACCAATGTGACCGCAGGCTCTACTACCACAGGTCTGTCGCAAGCCACTTTGGGCTCTGCTACTGCCGCCGGTAATACCGTCCAAGGTCAAATGCGTGTCGTTGATTTGGCCCCCTATGTGGACAATGCGTGGGGCGATGCCTACACCATCGTTCGTGTCGTTAACGCACAGTCACAGTTCTTCGGTGCTGTAACTGCTATTGCTTAAAAGGAGCTAAATCATGGCCGCACCAATGCGAAGTACGGATTTCCGTTCGATTGTTGAACCAATTCTCAACGAATGTTTCGACGGAGTCTATGATCAACGCGCTGACGAATGGTCACGCGTTTTCCGTGAGGAAGATGGTATTCCTCGTAACTACCACGAAGAGCCTGTCCT